AGAACTTTCTCTATGTCACGTAGGTCTTCTTGTGTTAATAAATTTGGCATTACTTTACTCCTTAAGCTGCGTCAGGCGTTTGTGTATAAACACCAGATAAATGAATGGGAACAATCCCTGGTCCAGTTGTAGAACCTAAGAATTTAGCACCTGTGATAAGAGTAGTCTTATCATTCTCAGCTGTTGTTGCAAAACCACCAACGATTTGTTCAGGATCAGTTCCAACTGTATGGCGGATTCTAACAGGCGAATGTTCATTCACAGCTTCTTCAACATAAACGGAAGGAATACCTGTATCAAATATAGCCAAGACATCTTTATCTGCGTATTGGTTATCATCAAGCTTAGAAGCTTCAATGGATCGTGCAGCTACACCAACAAAGATTTGAGATGCGCCTGAAAACAATCTTCCAGATCCTGGATTAGTCCCACGAGAGACCGCAAGACCAAATCCAATATCATCTTGAGCGACCAAGGTTCTCTTCCATTCTGAAGGATGCATGATAGCGGTTTCACCAAGATTACGGAATTGATTTAAGCTATACATAGTTCCAACTGGAATTGCCATTGCGAGAGTTGCTCCAAAATCCGAGACATCAAACATCTGAAATGCTTGGCTTAGGATTACCGAAAATACTAAAATTGAAAAAATTGAAAACTTCTTCATGATTACTTACCGTCCTTTACATTTAATCTTGCAGATCGTAAATCTTCAGTTGAATTAGTAGAATCTGTTCGAGTCTGAGAACTTGCGCCGTTACCGATAAGTGCCTTTTGTCTTGCTAACTCAAGTGCAGCTTCATAACGTGAATCAATAATATCAGAAGATACTGAATCTAATTTAACCGTTTCATTGAATGGCAATACTTTGCCGATTAGGTGAAGCTTGATTTCTTTCTCTGACTTTCCATCAAGTTTAGTTTCTGGATCAATTGATCTTACAGCTTCAATGAGTTGATGTCTTTTTGCTGCTAGAGCATCTTGCGTTACAGGATTCAAAGCTTGATCTAACATTGCCTTTAGTCCTTTGATAGTATCAGTAAGAAGTGTGATTTGTTGTTTCAACATCTCAATTTCTTCACTGTCTTTTTTTACACCTGGATCAGTTGGAGGTGTATCATCTTCTGAATCAATAACTTCTGATTCTGGTTTTTTAGGATCTGTCTCTACAACTTCACCTTCAGAGTCTTTTCGAAGACTTGAAAGAGTTCTCTTGAGTCCATCGATCCACGATAAATCTAATATTGGTTTCTTAGGCATTGTAACTCCTATGCTATTATTGCTTTTTGAAAAATTTGAATCTTGAACAATTGCTATATCTGCAAGAAGATTATTTGAAGAATCCATATAAGTTCTCATTTCACTTCCCAATCTTGCTTCATCTACATGGGCTACGTGATTGATCACCATATTAGTTTGTTTAACATCGTATTTCTCGCCGTTAAACTCGCCTGGAGTCTTATCTATTTTGCATTTAAAACCAAGACTGACCTCAATTTTTCTTTTTGCTTTGAGAGCCTCCATCAACTCAGGAGCCCATATGGTTTCATCTGCCCAAAGAATATCATCTTCAACTCTAGGATCTGAGATCGCACCCTTAGCATATTTATTATAATTTTCTTTTGTAACTAAGCCTGGTGGATGATCTAAAGTGACGGGAACGCCTTTGGCAGATAAAATTACATCCTCATGGAAAAGATCTTCAGGAAGCTTAGCTTCTCGAACTTCTCTACCATCGGGATATTCATATGTGAACACTCCTGGGCGAGCGAGAGCCAAACGAGTTCTTATGAATTCGTCATTGGACTCTACCAGCTCAATCGTTGCTCGGTCATATCTTATTGCATCGTTCGACATTTGAAACAATGTTAACACGACTAAATAGCGAGAGCAAGACGGCACTCTCACATGCTGTTATAAGTTGTTATTTTTGATTTAAATTAGGGATTTAATTTAAGAATAATAAAGTTGATTTGCTAATTTTTGAACGTGTAAAGGTAAGAATTGAATAGGATATTTTCCATCTGAAATTTCTTTAGCATGGTATACCCAATGTTCAGGAGTTGTATTATAATTATTCTCATAGACTTCTGAAATCTTTGGTGCAAGTTTTATAAATTCTAAGTCATTTGCTGGATCAACATTCTTTTCCATTTTATAAAGTAGGAAATCTATTTCTAGAGAATCTACATTTCCCCTAGGTATCCAAGAAAATATTGCAAATGGACTTCCTTCCATGGCCTTCATAGTATAACTCTATTACGAGAGAGAAAATAGTCAACCCATTCTTCATCAACAGAATATATTGTTTTGATTCTCTTTCGATTTGTAGCGACCGCAATAAAAATTCCTAGTGATTGATTGATGAAACCAATCGTCTCTGCTCCTTGGTTAATGTATGGTGCGACGTGATCGTATTGTTTTCCTTTCAAAACATAATTAGCTATCTCATCCAAGCCTATTCCGAATTTGGATTTTACTTCTTCACCTCTACTTTTAAATTCATTAAGATGAAGATCTAAATTTGTTTGATCGATTGTAGAAAACCTTGCACTGTCTATAAATCTAATCCTCTCTTCTCTCGTCATTTTTTCTATTTTAGAATGGTATTTCTTTATAGCCTCTTTCTCTTCGCTTAGCACACGACTTTTTGGAAATGCTCCAGAGTTTGGTTCTTTTTTAGAATCCAGAGATTTAACTTGATTAAATTTTTCTTGAGTGAGTGGATCATCGTTTATTTTTTTTGCATCAGAGTCTGGAGGGAAGCCAAGCTCTTTGAAGCATCGACAATTGTAATCTTTTCCTGGTTCCAATGGTCCAGGCATTCCCGTGCCTTGTTGATTTAATACAGGAAGATTATCCCAAGTGAAGTATTGTCCATCTAATTCTTTTCCATTGTAGTGCCTATGTGTATCACGCACACGAGAGTCACGTTGAGTTCTCCAATAGAAACCAGGAAAGCCTGCATTCTTTGCTCGCATTGATTCTTGTTCTGATACAAATCGTTGAGACTGATCTCTAGCCCAACTCTCTGCACGCCTTTCACTCACACCAGTTTGCTCTTGAATTTTATTTTGCAAATCCTTGTAGGATGTTCCTTGTTGAATGGACTCCTTAACAAGATTATGAACTTCATCTTCATGCTTTTTGAAAAGTTCAGAGACCGTTTCAAAATTTTTTTCTATTTGATTTTTTAAATTCTCAGAAATGTTAGCAGCTTCTGATTCCCCTAAGCTCAAAGCTGGAACTCGAAAATTAGGTCTTGAACTAGAAATGACTCCAGGTCGTCTCGGAGGATTTCCCATAGCTCCAATTTGTTTGTCTATGGTTTGGTTGACTTGAGCTTTTGCCCAAGCATCCAGAGTTGCCATATTTTTAACCATGCCTGATCGAATATTATCTGAAATATTTATTCCAGTTCGAATTTCTTTCAACAAGCGATCTGTTTCTTCTGAATCTTTACGAATCAGAAAATTTTCAGAATCAACCTTTACAAAAAATCCATTTGGAGGAAGGACTAGATCTTCTTTTACGGCTTTCAGAATTTCCTGACTCAATTTCTTGAATTTTTCACCAAGAGCTTTTTTAATAAATCGAGCCATTTGGTTCTCTAAATGCAGAGGATACATGATTTTTACCCCTTTTTTATGTCACTTTGGGAAAATGCCATCTCAAGCCTCCCAAAAATGTCCGAAATTGCCCAGGAAACCGTGACCATTTTTGACCAAACCTCTCTACCTAGGTCATTATACCCCCCAGATAGACAAAGCCCCGTAAAATCGATTCTAGAGCGTTTTAGCTTTTTCGTCATTTTCAGGTTTGGGGTCATTTTTAATAAGATTTAATTTGGGTTTGGTGAAATCCAACAGACTAGCCAGCTTAGATGGATCACTTTCTGAGCTTGTGAAGTCTTCAAGACCAGGATAGGCTTCATTTCTTGCCTCAACTGGATCTATTACTCCTGCTGTGATATGGATCTGATGCCTTTGTGCTTGGGAAAGCTTCACTTCTTCTTCTTCCTTAGGTGACATTCTCCAAACAGGTTCAAATTCAAAGTTCCAATCTAAGGTATCAGGATTCCCATTGAGTAGTTTGTAAACTTCACCCTCTGTTTCTCGTATCACCAAATTGATAACTCGGTCAATGATAGGTCTTAGTTGCAGCTCCTGAAATTTATGAATCGATTCATAGTATGAAACAAGATCATATTCTCCAGCTGTGATGACTCCTTGAGATTGCCCCAAGATTTTACTCTTAGGCATCATTGCAAGACCCGAAAGATTCTCCCAAATAAAATCAAGCATGTCTCTCAGTGAGGTTCCTTGGATTCCTGGATTGCCTATACGTTCAAAGTTTTCTTTTTCTCCTAGCAAAACTGTTTTCTGAGTATTCAATGCATGGTTCATGAGATATAAAAATTTCATCTTCATCTCATCGGGCATTGAATCCATCTGATCTGTTCTAAATATTTTTACTGAAAGTTCTTTGATCATAGATGTAACCGACCAAAGAGCTGAGTCTTGAGCAAAAGCACCTTCGAGAATTGTTTCAAGAACAGATCTTCCTCTTTGCTTTCTTCTATCGAATGAATTAACAAGCCATGCAACTCTAGATGAATGAATTGCTTCACCTCTAACTGAGATATCATATTTATGATAATTCATAGACAATGGATTTTCTTCCATGTATCTTATGCCAGCTACATCAGATGGAAATGAGTTGATAAATTCTAATTTTCTAATTACATTTGGAATTTTATCTCTTAAGATAACCTCTGTCTGAGGAGTATCAGCATTCACTCCAAAAAATAATAATCCACCGTTATAAAATAATCTAGAGTTATGAATCAGTTCTTTTAATTTGTTTTGTAAATCTAGATCCTCTAATCTTAACATTATCTTACGAGATAAATCTAAACCAGGCAATCCAGTTTCTGGATCGTCTTTATCTCGGTTGGTTTTTAATCGAATCCATTCCTTAGTAGCATCCTCAGCAGGTGCATCTATAATATTTTTAATATAACCATTTGAATCATACCACTCTCTAGCCTGACCTGGTTCAATGATGATAGGATTTGGTTTATAATCCGTAAGTGAATCTTTACCCTTTACACCTTTGCCGCTAGCTTCATGCATAAAGCTATCCATTCGAGTTGTAAAAGTTTTCATAACAGCATCATTGATTTTATGAAGTGATTGTATTTTACGTGTGCGTCTTGTTCCACTCATGCTAGTCTTCCTCCTAGGAGTCTTGTAAGAAAATCCATCCTTTTCTTTAAATTCTTGTTTCCAATTCCTAGCTGTTGAACCAAACCAGCCAAGGAATCAGGAGCATCATCATGCTGTGCAAATTCCGAATACTCTAAAACTTGATTGAGATATTCAGGTTGGCATTCTTGGGAAAAATACATATTAGCCCAATTTACTTTCACAAAATTTTGAATACGAATTGGTTTTGAATCTGAATTATTAATTCGCTTGGTTGGAAGCTTTTTTGCTAAATGATTAGCAATAGCAAGCTGACCTTGGTTTGATTCTACATATAGAGTTGCTACTCGGTATTTTTTACATAAGCGTTCTACATATTCATAAGTTGCATCTAAGTTTGATCTCCAGATAACACCATAGGCAATATAGATTTTAGGATCATCTTCTTGGTTTGATATTCCTCCAATAGTGAGAGCACAATAATCTGCACCTCCTAAAGCTGGATCAAGATATGCAAAGCATCGCATATTCTTAGGAGGCTCCTCAAAATTTGCTTCTTCAAATATTCTTTCCGTTACATCGAGTGGATCTTGTTGGTAGAGAGCGGAGAAAAGTTGTCTGCCTATAGATTTTTCAACTTCTCTAAGTGCTTGGACAGAATATTGGGAAGGCCATAGCGCCTCACCGTGAACATTGATAGCTGGAAGTTTTAGAACTTTCCACTGTCCACCGTTTTCAATAGTTCCATCTTGTTCAATCAACCTTCCAGTTAAATCTTTCTTAG